TCTGAGATTCATCGAGACCAAGAAGAGCAGAATACAGCTCTCTCTTTGAAATAGGCTTCTTAAGCTCTATGTCTGCTGCCATGTCTGCAGGAATTCCTGTGAGGCCGCGTGCTCCTGTGGGAGGCTGTGTAGATTTTGACATTGGTGAAATCTCTCCTGATTGATATGCTGCTAAGGCTTCGTGAATTTTACCCATCGTGTTGATGGCATCAAAAAGTGTGCCAAAAACTGGCAATATGTTAAAAATAAACTGGACAACTTCAGGAAGAATGTCCCACAGGTTCTTAAATGTCTCTGCAACTCCTCGCATCGCAGCTGAAGCTCCAAACTGTGCCACCTGTGCCATTGCAAAGCTTAAAGATTCACCTACTGCTGATGCTGGAAGGGCACGAAGTATCACCTGGATTAAGTCTATGATGTCTCGCGTGATATTCTGTGATATCTCGTTTAGCTGATGGCCCGTATTGTCTGCGGGGTTTTGTAAAAATGACTCTAATAATTTCTCTGCTGACTTGTTAGCACTTCTTAGCTGACCTAAATTCGTTAGTATGCCCGGAATAAGCTGAATGACACCATAAGTCTCAAAGGTGGCTACATCCATGACAGATGCAAAGCCATCTTTTAAAGCCTCCCAGGCCAATCCCCCTACGGTGAAATTCGGAAATTCAAGACCCTCTTCTTCCATTCTGCTAATATTATCATCAAATATGTCGCTGAGATCTCCAAGACCTGACAGAGGTACTTCTTCTGGTGTCTCGGCAAGGTTGTCGCTTAATGCATTCTCAAGACTATAGGCACTTTTCATAATAACATCGTCTTCGTTAAACCTATATTTTTCTTCAAGTCTTGGTCTCATGATCTTAAGATTCTTAGGGAGTTTTCTAGTGTGACCAATGGTCCCTAGATAGTCATGTAGATAAATATCTTCGTCTTCCTCTTCTTGCTCAGGAAACATAGGCATATCCTCAATATACTTTTCGAAATCCTCGTATCCTGTGTTGACTCTTGCGAGATACGATGAGTAGGTTGAGTCTGCGCCCTGAAGAGGTCTTCCTGATCTAAAGTCAGGAAGTTTCCCGCGTCCTATCTTTTGTTTATAGTCATCACCGCCACCGATTGCTCCAGCGACCGGTATTGCAATGCCTCTTCCAGACCACACACCCTTTGGGGGAATGTTATCCATAGAGGTTCCATATAGCTGTAAGAACTCTTTAGACGTGAGACGTGACATCATTCATAAATATCACGCGGAGATTAATAATGTCTATCGATTTCTCTCTGCGTGCATTACGAGTGCCTTTGCCTGTTGTAATACCATGGCAATCGTGGGCTCATGGCCCACATAGAATCGATTTTCCTCAAAGTGAGAGCCTTGTGCCAGCTGAATAGCGAGCCACTCATCTTCAGTTAATTTCACCCCAAAGCCTTGCAACAGGCAAAGTGTCCTGTGAGACACAGACATCCTATTAAGGTTCTCATTGTACTTGTACATCTGGCCCAAATTATCTCGATGCCAATCTGAATCCTGCTCAACAAAATTATCCTTTTCAAGGTTTCCCACCTTTCCTAGATCATGTAAAAGACCCACCTTTAAGATAGATGCGACCGGAAGTCCCATTTCACATGAATCACTTAATCTTCTCATGTGAGAAGTAACCGCAAGTGCATGTTCAATCATGCCGCCAGGATAGGCGCTATATTGATCTTTCTTTGTGGAGGCTGGGCACATTATAATTCTCTCACCAAGTGTATCCAAAAGATCATTTAGATTTTCATCTGAAAGCCTCCTGCAAAGCTTCTCATACGTTTCCCAGTTGGATCTTATCTTGTCTTCGGCTTGTCTCAATTTATTCTCCTGTTTGAATTATAACGATAAAGTCGTTAATTTACACCACAAAAATTAGTGATATTAACTGGGAACCTCTGTTCAAATCCCCTGCATCTCAATCCTCGTGAAAGTATATCAGATAGTTTAGATATTTTATCAGCTGGAACATCAAGAACCAGCGCGTCGTGAATCACGAAAACTGGGTATATTGTGCTATCGAGATGTAAAAGAAGGTCATGAAAACACTGCAGTGATACATCAACACCTGTAGATTGAAGAAAGTGATTAACAACAGTTCCTGGTTCAGACGTGATTTTTCGACCAAAGTAATTTTGTATACTTCCCTGCGATCTTAGGTCCTCTCGAAGAACCTCTTGCAGATCATTTATCCTAAAATAGCTTCTGATCTCCTCTAGAACTGCATAGGCATCAACCCCGTCTGGCAACCTCTCTCTAAGATTTTTAGCTGACATTCCATAGAGACAGCACAGGGTTGCCTCCTTTGCTTGCTCTCTAGTTATTTCACATGACACAACATCATCTATAATGGAGCTATAGACATCCTCTTTTGCATCCTTTTCAGCGATCATTAAGGCGATTCGAGGCTCAAGAGAGGAGATATCCACCTGCATCAGCAATCCGCCTGGATAACATGACGTGAACACCCTTCTATTTTCACGCTTTAGCGTTAGAATATTCGGACCTGATCTCACTGTTAATCTACCCGTAACAGATCCAGACTGATCATAGATAACCTTCTCTACAAAACCCCCCTTGTCAGGTGTTACACTGGACAAAAAGAGATCGTTTTCCTTTCTTATCTCCCTAAGGATTGTAAGGTTCAATCTAGGCTTTTTAAGCTGTAGAAGCAGCTCTCGATTGTCCATAAAGGTCTCCCTATAGTACTGGTCATTTTCACCCGTGATAAGCATCCAGAGATGATCTAGAAGCACACGCAGCTGCTTTTGATAGGTCTCCCTGGAGATGATGTCCACCCAGGGCACATTGTGTGACTTATCAGGGCGTAAACAGCTCCAGGACTGCGCGTGAGCCTCTGATGGAAAGATAGGAATCTCTTTTTTGATCGCCTTGGCTATCACCTGGAGGTCCCTAACCTTATTCGGCCAACCCAGCGTCCAGGCTGTTCCACTAGGTTTATTTACCCAAAAGAAATCTGATCCGTCATAAGATAGGTGCTGAGCTGTTCCCAGAATTGATTTATTGATTACGACTTCCACATCTTATTTTATCTGCTAGCAGCAGATTGTACCACAATACCTTATGTCGTCGTGCTAGTTAGCTCTTTTATCCTCGGAAGCGCCTGAGCTATCTTAGACCTAAATGTGGAAATTGTACCATTTGAGCAATATGTCAGCTTAAATGAGGTGTCAAACTTTCCGGCACTAATTGTGTGGCTAATATCAGTGACAGTATAGAGATTATCAGCTGTGGTACCGGTTCCCATGTCAACAAAAAATTGTTGACCATATGCAATCAAAGGGCATCCTATCATGCTGACATTCATAGAGGCGGGAATTAGCTTAATATCTTCCAAGTCTGATGACTTGCCCTGCAGCATCGACGGATCGTCATCATCTAACAGGGCATTTAAGAGGAGAGCATTTCCTACTGCACCTCCCGTGGTGGAAGAGAGACTGATGTTACTTAAAGCTGAGTATTGACTTCCAAAGGTGAAGCTTGGAGTCATTGACTTAATGATCTTCTTTATCTCACGTGCTGAGATGCTGCTGGTATAAGGGACATAGTCTGTGTCATTCTCTCCCGCGCCTTGCTCTTGTATGGCACCCTCCTCTGCTGCTGCGGACATCACTCCGCTCGAGTAACCGTTAGGTATCGCAGGAGATCCAGCAGCGTCCTTCACCTTGGCAGCAATCTCACTGTCTGACATCGCTGCAAGTAAAAAGAGCTCATCCCCATATGGAGTCGCATTAGAGTCAAACACGTGAACCTTGAGAATGATTTTTCTCCGTCCTTTTGTCACACTAGGGCCGGTACCGCCAGAAGTCACCTCAAAAGCAGGCAATGTCTCAGTGAGCACGCGAATGTCTGGTACCACAAAATCTGACGTGCCACCAAGGCCATCCTCTTTGTAGAGGCTAACTATCTTAGCGGATATGGCATCGTCAATCGCCTTCAGCGCCTCTTGCTTCTCTTCCTCAGATGCTGTTGTATTCTCGCTAACTTCAAGACCAGCTGTGGTAGACCTCATGCTATAAAGCTCTGTTAGGCCGTAATTTATGCTACCTGGATTATTCACGTGCTGTGTGTTAAACTCAGACATAAATCCGTGAATGGACATTCCTGGGTATCTCTCCACATATGCATACATCCACCTCTTGAACTTCTCGATGTTAACCTTGAACTGCGCGATTGAGCTAAGGCCTCTAGCTGCAGCAGCCTGACCATTAAATCGATAGAACATCATCTGCACTTCGTCATAACGGCCACTTGCAGCAAGAGGATAACCCACAAAGCTACAGAAGAGCTTCCCTAGGGAAACATACCTCACGTTTTCAGTCTCTGACCCCTCCACACCCTCTCTATCCTCCTCTGCTAATGTCTTGTCCTCAGCGATGAAGGGATCTATGATCTCTTCCTCTCCGAAGTCACCGGTCAGAGCCTCAAGCTTCTTGTCAAGCTCCAGCATAAGAGTGTTCTCAGTTTCAGATAGCTCTCCTCCTGCCCCGTCTGAACCCACCAGCTCGTCCATTAATTCAGCTAGGGGACCTGGATCAACCTCGACGCCATCCTCGTCGTTTGTCGCTGCTTGAGGTCGAATCACCTCTAGAAACTTATCATATAGCTGTCGCGAGATAACTGAGCTGGGAGAGGTGGCGTTATTAAGATTTATGTTTATCTTTTTAGATATGTCAGTTTGCTGCTCATCTGTTACCTCTCGATCTTCCCGCATCTTCTTTGATAGATAGGAGGTGATCATGGGCTTAAACATGTTCAGGGGAATAACGTTTCCAGTCGCCAATGGAATCGACTGGGCATCTGCTCCTCCTCTCGACGCTAACCTAACTGTCACCTTCACCTGACCGTCATTTTGAATGCTAAAATTAGATGCCACGATGTTAAATGTATGCACATCTCTCATCGCATTTAGCATCTTACCAAATGCATTGTCACTAGCTGGACCACCATCTGGATGAGACCACCCATACTCCACCACAAGGTAGGTGGCAGCGAAGAGGTCAGCAGCAAGAATAGGAGCGATGTCAGCCATTCGAGATCGATCATGAAGGGTAAACGTTAAAAGTGCGGTCCTATTAGCTAAAAGACCCCGACCCGTTCCAGCCATAGTCACCTTAAAGCTATCTAGCGTAGCAAGAGGAACGAAAGGATCTAGAACACGACCTGCAGTGCCACCATAAGCATTTCCATCTCCGTCAAACGAGTTAATATTTGCATTAACCATGGTCTGCGGTGAGGTAAACAGCTCCATCCCTGCACTAGAGACAGATGTGTCAAATAACTCATCAGATTCAGTTGACGCATCTGTGTAGGTGAACCCAGCAAACTGTGTTGAAAGCGGAAGAGGCAATGCATCTCTCAGGCCTGCCTTATCATTATCTGCATTATTCATTCCAAGAAACCTAAGGATAGATAGCTGTCTAGTCCTAAGGCCTAGAATGGGCGGCACCACAGATTGAAACTTTATGTCAAGAAAAGGAACACATCGTGACATCTCCTGGGTGGGTATGGCATTTGCAAAGAGAGCAACAGCAGGAGCATTTCGTGTTGGGAGCCCTAGCCTAAGGTTTGGAAACTCAAATGCGGCCAAGGTGCTAAACCCGTATCGAGTGGGAGATCTACAGTTTCCTGCGACATTAACATACACAGAGTCAAAGCTTTCAGGATCCGTAGGTTCATTATTTTCATATTTTGAAATTCTAACCGTTTCACGTATGCTTTTATCACTTAAGAACGACATCTGCCCAGATTCTGCTATCTCATCCGGCTCAAAGTAGATCTTAATGTGACTCTCTAGTCCCTCATACTGGACTCCTTCAACTGCGGAATCAACATCAAATCTTTCTAATCTATCTCCGCTAAGAAGATCTGCCACAAAATAAGCTCCCTCTGAATTGTCAAGCAATAAGGCGACCAGATTCTCTATCACATCTGCTGGGACATCCGTGCTTTGCACCTCAGTTCCCATTCCAGCAGTTGCGAGTGTAAGGATTGCTGCTTCATCTCCCGTAGATGCTGAGATCATCGATGAGATGATGTCACTTCTCCCCAAGAACGTAAAATAATTCCGTAGCTCCCTAACTGCTGCGGAAAGAAGTGTAACTGAGTCTGTCTGGGTTGTTGACATGCTATCTCACAAACTGAAATACCTTAGAGACATCGCTGGGAATTCTAAGCAATGTACCTTCTGGCACCTGTAGACCCCACCCGATGCCTGAGGCTGCTGCTATCACCCACCACAGGGATGAAGTTCCATACACCTCACCGGCGACGTGATCTAATCGAGTAGCCTCTTGTACGACTCGGGTCGTGTGGGAAAGAATTCCTTGGTCAACAGCAAAATAAATCTTATATGACACCTTAGAGGAGCTAACTGCTTGTCTTCCTAATATCTTGGGTGAAAATGCATATCTGCTTGTTGCCATATTAGTTCTCCTCTGGGTTATCTGACACTGTTCCTAATCTACCAGCTTCTGTGTATCCCCACTTAGATGCTAGACCGTCATCATTGTAAGGATCTCCTGCCACATATCTCATCACGTCTCCCACATTATAAACAGGAGCTCTATTATAGCCGGAGTGATCCAAGCCGGGTGGAATGTCATGGATGACGTTAAATGACATGCTTACCTTACATGCCATGGGTGCTCTAGAGTTCCAGTCTGTCTCCCAGGGAAACTCGAGCCACTCAAAATCTAATGATGATATCACCCCCGCAAGCCCTCGCCCACGAGCGCTCTCAAAAGCCTTGACAATAGGATTGTTCTCACTCTTCATAAAGTCTGCAGCTGCTGTTGGATTTAAATCCAATAGATCTGCAGGTGCTCCAGTTGCTTGCGCTACAGCATTTAAAGCTGCCTGGGCGAGAGCATCGCCCACACCAGGGAGACCGGAGATGAAGGGCATCACAGTTGAATTAAAGAGCACATCTGGATCAGGCATGATGTCAGAGTGTGACACCAGAAAGACCTTTCCCACCATTCGGGCTGGCGCATTAAGATCCACTACCACCACCCTATATTGACGCTTAGTCTTGGGCACACCGCTAGGGGTAGGGCCCTTAAAGACATAATTCTGCTGTGCGTCGCCGCTATTCTGAAGTGTTTGATCGATCTTGGCACCGCGGACCCGCGACCCTGGTCTTCCAATGATCATCACCTTAAAGGGTCGCATCACCCGATAGCTAGATCCGGTTGATTCCTCAAGAACGTACTCAGTTCCAGAGGTGGCTCGAAGATATTGAATTGTTCCAGGAATATATCCGCCTAGCTCTGAGGATACCTGATTTACTCCGGCTATCAAAGACTGCGCTATTCCGGCAACCGTAAGTGACATCGGCACTGGATTCTGAACAGAGTCAGGATCTCTAAGCTGCGTAAGAATGAGAGCCATGCCAGCAGGATTAGCAAATCCACCTCCCATCAGACCGGAGACAAAGGCAGCCTCTCCCCGCTCCATTCCAGCAAGAGGGGTTCCAAATAGCTTATAAAATACTTTATCAAGGCCTGAGCGTGTCTGGTAGGCTGCTTCCTTATCTAGCCTTGCAGCACTAGCTGAAAATCCCTCAGCGTCAAATGCATAGGGATAGACGTCGCTATCTCCGATTCCAAATATCCTAGCAAGGTTAAACTTTGAGTAATTCCCCTTAATCACATCTCCGACGCGAAGCCTGATGAGAGGGCTTGCCCCCATAACTTGGCTAAAGGGCTGCACAAATACTGATGTGTTAGGACCCTCTGTCTTAGAGACCTTTGTCCCCTGCGTCCACTGTGGGTAGACCAGAGTCACCAGCTTATTTATCTTCCACCACATCTCATTGAAATCTTCCTTGGAGGTAGATACAGCATAAAATGTAAGGCTAACACGCCGATTCGTGTTCTGATAGACCTGTACTGGATCTATTCTTCCATAGCCTCTCACTGAGCTATAGTTAGGACTATACCGATCGCTTAAGCTTCCCAGGAAGGCATGAAAAGCGATAATCTCATTTGTTCTGATGTCGTGAAAATAGAACGGAACGTACTCTGCGTCAAGCTGATTCTCAAGCCTTTCCACGACGTGACCCGGGATCCTAGCATTAACCCCTTCCATATTAGGATCTATATAAGTCTTAGTTGCAAGCTCTCGGTTGGTCATCATTCCTTTTAATGGATTTGCTCCATTTGACAATGTACCCAGGTCAATGGCTGTGTTAATCACGTTTCTAGGAATGAGGTAGGCGCCAGGCGCTGAGCTTCCGCGCCACGCTAGCGACAAGCTTGTCTGTCCCTGTCCACTTCGGCTCTTGGATATTCGAGTAGCTGGGCCATCAGGTAGAAGATCAACATTTCGTGGGCCCACCTTGTGGGTAGCAGCGTTTAAGTTCTTATTACCTCCTGTCATCTTAAGGAAGATATCTCCCACAGTGGCAGCAACATTTAAAAACCCGATGATCTTCGTTCTAGAAAGGGTAAAGAGAATCTCAGTGATAACACCTGGACCAGCATTGGCACCAGTTGCAGTCGCAAGTCCTGTACTAAGAAGATTAGCATTTCTAAGAACTGTTCGAGCCACAGCAAGCCAATAGCCTGGTGCCTCCTGTATCTGTTGATAGTTTTCTATCTGCTGTGAGTCAGCAGAGCTCATCTTAGCTCCCTCAGAAAAGAGAACCTGGAGTCCCATCTCAACACAGTCATCATAATTATGTTCGGTAGAAACTATAACGATCTTTCTAAAGAGCTGAAATTTTGCTTCGAGAGCGATGTCGCTAGATTCTCCAGCAAAGTAGGGTCCTCTGTGCAATTTAGCTCTCGCTCCAATGCTATTCGTTATCTGCGTCAATGTCTCCTTTGCTGCTGTCATCACCGCAACAATGGCAGCAGTGGCTTGTGCAACTAAAACATCTCGATTGGTAATGGATTGAAATCTTAGATCATCAGTATAGGTGGACCCAAAGGAGAGTGAATAAACATTCTCAGCCCCTTCTTCGACAACAAGATCATCGTGTGTGAGAAGGTCACCCCGGCCAGCTCGAGTTGATAGTCCATCCACCTCGCGTTCAGGTGCACCTGCAGCATTCATCGCACGAAGAACGTCAGGATCAACAGTTCGAAGAAGATCAGAATGATCGTGATTAGCTGAGGTCGTGTATAAAAAATTATCAGGATCGCTGCTGCTACCGGGTGTATAGCTGACATCCCATCCAGCAGACTTTAGCATGAGTGATGCACCAACATTCTTAAGATTATCGAGTATCATTGTCACAGCGGACTTATCATAATCTCCAAGCAAAGACTGAGACGTTGTGGTGCCTGCATCATCCTCACCGGCATCAAAATCAGTAGCAGATGTGGGATTAGGAGCGAAGGCTTTAAAATTAGCTCGTGACGGATTGAATCGACTGTTTTCAGTCAAAAAGTTCTCAACAGTCTCTTGAGCCACAGACTCTGGCTCATAAGAGGTTGCATCAGCCTCTGTAATGCCGCTTTGCGGAATGACATCAGTACCTTCTATGCTTGAGAGAAGAGTGTTTCCTGAATGATCGGGATGACCAGCAAACGTGCTCGGGTCATCCTGCATCCTGGGGGAAAGTCTTCCTGTTTTATCGATGATTTCATCGAGGTTTTCTCCAAACATTCCGCTGTTAGAGTAGGATGCCATCACTGACCCTAATGTATCTCCATTTCGGATAAAAGGTCGTTCCACTCCCTGATCCTCAGCCGGAACAAGTACCTCACCCCGATTTGAAGATGCTGCCTTTTCATTGCCGCCCTGTAAGGTAAAGAGGTTATCAGAGTGACTAATTAAAAACTGTAAATAATCTCCCAACAATCCTGGGCTAACTCCGGAGGACTGTAGATCTACGAGATCTCTATTGGTGCCGGGATCTACGCCTAGATCATCTCCTGCATCAAACGACTGATTTGAGTTATCGTCAGATATCGTGTAGGTGATCATGTCGGAGGTAGCTCCGATTGAGATCAAAAAATCTTTTAGAGTTTCTCGTGCCACGCTTCTGTCCCTTTTCCGGCTAGAATGTCATCAATTGACTGAATGATCTCATCTAATCCTTCTTGTGTAGAGATCTTGGCGCAAAATTGCTCAATGATCTTCTCATACTCTGCTGCAATCGCTTTTGAGTTTTCCTCAACAAGGTGGCGCTCCTCCTCAGTCAGACGAGATATAGAATCCTGATAGACCTTGTTGGCTTTAATGTTATCAATCACGCTCATTTAAATCTCTAGCTATAGGTATCGCCTTAGTTAAACTAGCCTGTGCTTGTTACGACTCTAAGGTTATTTTTCTTACTTAGCCCATTGATGGGATCGGTTATGTAGTCTATCAAAATATCACCGTCAAGAGTCACAGTGGTCTGGACAGGCGTGCTTGCTGTGTCACCCGTTAAATTATCATTGAGCGTTGAAATCTGTGTAACGAGCTGCTCAGTAGCAACTGTCTGACTTCTAATTACTTTAGTGTGCGCAGCAGAGACTCCGCTTGCTGCGGAGTCACCTGCGGCAGCTGCACCTTCTTCAGCAGTAGCCTCAGCCTGCACCCTTTTCTCATGAGCTGTAAGAAGCCTCTCTTGCCTAGCCTCATATGATGATGCACTGATATCCATCTGGCCTCCCAGATAGGCATCCATCTCCTCAGCACTAGCAATTCCCACGTCCTTGAAGTCCTTCATGGCTGCCTTAGCGGCGTCTACGCCAATTGCTGCCTGCCACTCAGAGTAAGAACCGTATTCCCGCTTAAGATTCTGGAGATATCTACTTGAGCCGGCCTCTGCTGCTCTCTCGCTTGCACCCTGCGACGCAGCGCTGCTCTCAAGCATTGCCTGTGCCTGTTGCTCACTCACCGCATACACTGACTGGATATTCTGGATGGCTTCATTCTTCTGTTCCTCAGACATCTTGCTTAGAGAGCCATAGGAGTAACCCAGCTCGGTAGCGACCATGCTATAGTAACTTCCTTGCTTCTCAAGCTGCTCCCTGAACTGAGCATCAGTGAGAGCAGTTTCGCTATTTTTCATCTCCTGATATTCCTTCATAGCATCTTCTGACATTCGAAGGTAGGCAGAATTATGTGCCATCTGTGAGGACTCTATCTCACTATTGGCGACCTCATTTACCTTTATCAGCTGTTCAAGCCTGTTACCATAAACGTCTGCCAGGACCTGAGCATTCTCCTGCCCCAGCTCCTTGATCGCATCAAAACCAGCAGCAAAACCCGTGACCATTGACATGGCCACTGGTGATGCACTTCTTCCTGCTAGATCCGACTCCTCCCATATTTCTTCAAGAGAATCGACCATATCCTCAAACTGTTCCTCTACGGTGGCTATCCCAGAGCTCACACCGGTAGCAAGGGAGGTTCCCACCTCAGCAGATATGTCGCCGAATGCAGTTTTTGCTGCGGTGCCAACCGTGATCTCCATCCGCTTCGCGGCGTTCACCATATTGTTTTCTGTGTCTTGGAAGGCTCTCGCCAGGGGAATTCTAAGATTTTCCTCGATCGCTACCCGACTGGCTTCAGCTGTGACCTTGGTGATGTCATCGAGGGTGGCAATATCTTCCTTGATCATGTTAAGCCCCTCAGACACATCTGTCATGTCTGTGGACTCCTTCAGCTCCTCCATGCTAGAGATTGCTTTTGTAGGATCAAGGAATCTCTCTACAGCAGCTGGGTCTGAGAGATTAAGAGTGTCTTTGATTAGCTGCTTCTCAGCAAGACTCATGTCATGGACTGACTTGCCAGTTGCGAGAAATGCCTCTCGCATGCGTTTCAGGAACGCCTCTTGGTCGGTGTTGGCAAGCTTCATCATCTCCATGGCATCCATCTGGACCCCAAAGACTGACGTTAGATCTCCAACAGCTGTGGCAGCAGACTCAAAACCCTGGAACTTGCCCAACATTCCGTCAAGCTCCTTGTACTCAATTCTTAGCTCTGCCAGGGAGCCAGCTATCCGTGCTGCCTCCTCCACACCGATGTTTCCATACCGCTCGGTATTTCTAATGATACCTTCAATTGACTTTGCGATGTACTTAGAGTTAACTCCCGTGGTCTTTTGTATAGCTTTGGAGAATGCACCAACCTCATAGAGCATGTCTGTGGTGGCCTGGCCGGTGGTGTCAACCGAACGTGAGACAAAAGTGTGAACCTCATCAGCAGTGAGACCTAAGCCCTTTCCAAACTCAAGCATCTCCAGAGCTGTAATATCGGTCGCATCTTGAAGTAGCTGGAGTCCGTCTACACCCTTTCTTGAGGAGTAATTCCAATACTCCATGGCCTTGCCAAAATCAGCAGTGATGCTATCAACACCCATTCCAGAAATCTTAAGTCTTTCATCTGTGGTAACTCTAAATTGAGCAAGAGATTTCTCAGATATATTAGCAGCCATCTCTGCCTGTTGGTTGACTGGCTCGAGAAGGTTAGGACCGAGCCCTCCAAAAAGCTCCTGAAGGTTGCGATATTCCGCCCTTAACGTGTCTGGAATCATTGAGTGCCAGGTCTCAGCTGCTTCACGGCTTGCCTTTGTAGCCCGTTCGAATCCAGTCTCCAGGGTGCCGGCTAGCGTAGTCGATGAAGCCTCGAGAGATGACGTCGCTGCATCTCCGGTAGCTGTGATATCGCTAGAGGCGCTGCCATGAGCGTCAGCGATTGCTTTAGTCTGATCAAGAGCTTTCCTCGCTTCCTCACCAAGATTAGCCCTCCGACCGGTTTGTTGTGCTCGCAGCTCAGCACTTATCAACGCCTCGAGAGTAACATTTTCTTGCAGAATTACTGTCTGCTTCCTGAGCTCCTCGTTAATCTGATTTATTAATCGCTGTTGTGTCGATAGATCATCATTAGCCACAGTAAAAACCTTCTCTGTAGATAAGTATTACGAACTTAACGCTGTCACTTAAAACTCTTAACCTCAGACTGCTCAATCATCTGTGCAACATCTCCCATAGGGATATCTCGTCGGTTAGATGACCTGTCCGAAGATTTCTTTCTTGCCTCAGCCTTATCCTTAAACTCCTTGGCAAGCCTATCTAGAAACCACACTCGATATGGAATAGGCAGCCTTCTTACGTCATTATAGGACATTCCCAGGTGAAACTGTAATAAAAATGCCTGTTCGAGGAAAGACTCCCTCCAGCTATTCCCTTGGCCAAAAAAACCCTGTACCCAGGGGTAACCCCACTTTAGATCCTTCTCCACACTGCGAGCACGCCATCCAGGTCGACATGTCGATCCCCGGCTCATTTTTCTCAATGAATGAACGTAGCGCCCGGGAGTCTCGAGCAGGCATATTTTTCACAAACATATTAATCTTAGTCCTGTCTGTGATGCCGTCAACTGAAACAATTGTCTGTTCTAGTCGAGAAGTAACCATATTGTCTATCTTAAGATCAGGCATAAGTTTCTTGCGACGCTCAGCGAGCTGATTTCTTTCCTCCTCATCTGCCCCTGTTAGAAACCTAAAGTGAACCCCTTTCCGAGTGACAGGTAGCGTAAATGAAAATAAATTCTCTCCTTCTCGAACTGGAGCTATCTCAAGCCGCTTAATCTCAAGGCCGGAAAGATCAAAGGCATACATATTCGTAGCAGAACACTCAGGACAACTTGCCTCAGCCCTGTAGGTTGTACCGTAACCTGTGATTCGAATCGAAACCATTAGAGCATTTCTATCACCCAGCAACATTTCTCTCGTACTAACTGTCTTATCAAGAAGACATGACTGAAGAAGGTTGGTTATAACTGTCCCTTGCATTATCAGGGCACGTGAGGCGAGAATATCCTCCTCTTGCGCTGTCATAGCCTTTATCTCAAGACAATTTTTACCATAAAGAGGGCTATCTTGAGGATACACCTTACCCTCAGAAGGAATGGGAACCACCTCGATCGGGACCTCCCACCCAAAATCATCCTTCATAACATTATGTGTCTGGAGCTCCTTAGGAACTCTAGTCTCACTACCTGGCACCTTTTCTCCTACAGATATCTTAAACTATACACGAGACATCTATTAAAGTAAACAATATCCTTCCGAAAGAATATTGAGAGAAAATTTAAACGTTTAGAACTGAAGAACGCAGTTATCAAATCTAAGTGTTAGAGAGATCTCAACGGGATCAGATTCATTATCATAAGTCAGGGTATTAAAGTTAGCACTTGTAATAAATGCTCCTTTCATGTCCCAGAGCTCAACCACGGTTCCGATAGGATCCAGAAGCTTAATCTGGACGTCTCTCTTGTAAAAGTCTGCATATCCTGCACGTCCTGACACAGACTCATAATGGGTTCGCACCCACTCCATCACCTGCTGTGCACCAGAGGGAGCTATTGGGTCATGCAATGTGATTGACATATCACTAAAGGTTAGTCTTCCTGCAAGATATCTCTTTGCATTAATAAAAGGAATCTCCTTCTCTGCAATCGCCATTTGTGGTCTAGCTGCAGTCTTCATTAAAAAGGCATCGATGCCTTCCATAGCAAAAACCCATCGAAATTGTCTCTTAGGCTCAAACTTATTGGGAAGCATGTCTGTTACAGATAGTGTTTCAGCCATTTGTTATTACTCCTGAATCTATTCTTAAGTATCTAGCTTGCATGATTTCTTCTACGCATTTTCAAATGCGTCTCCTGCGTTGGTGACAACAAAGTCAAGTGCAACAAACTCTGCTGTCCTAGTGGGTTGGAGGAATATCTTTCCTCTAAGTGTGTTATTCTCCACATCTGCTTGAGTTGTCGTTGTTGAATCGATTATAACCTTGTATCTATCGAGACCACTTTTCTCCTGTACACTTTGCAGTATGGGATTAACAAGAGCATTAAATCGATCAAGTGTCTCCTGCCTATTAGGTTCGAATAGCAATGTGTTTGCAACACTTCTGACACTGCGTCGGATGTCAATAAGAAGACGTCTAACATTAACTCTGTCAAGAGAACTTTGTGTGGCCAGAAGAGTCTTCTGTCCAAAGACCATCACGCCAGTGTTGGGGAATGCCACAATGGGGTTAATATCAGCATCATAGAGATCATCCATGTTGGCCTTGTTTAATCCCACCTTAGCGAACAATACATCACCCATGGCGCCTCTGGTGAAGCCAGCAGGAGCAAACCAGGGGTATCCTATCGCATCATTAAGAGAGAATGCCCCAAGAACAGAAACTGAGGGGGGTACCTGAACATTTGTCAAGGTTGTCGGATCAGTTATGACTGTGTCAGGGAAGTAGGCTGCAGCAAAAGATGTATTTAAGCTTCTATTGTTAAATGCCGTCACTGTGTTCTTAACATTTGCGCGGGATGCAGATGATGTTATAACTGTGTTGAGCTCATCTCTCTCCTCTACATCCATAATATACATCGCATCAAATCTGCTCTCAACTGTATCAATAGCATAGTCAGAGATTGAGGAGTGTCGCATCCCAGGAATTGCAAGAAGCTTGATGTCAACATCTGCCTTAGTTCCCATGATATCCAGTGCTTTCCGATAGGCAGAGACAGTAGGGCCGCTCTTTCCGCCCTGAAGCGTGGAATCATCCATCTCTCTCTTGGCTGCGACGTTTAGGAGTCTGACCTTATCTTCATTAAAGATGTTGACTCCATCAAAGCCTCCCTGAAGGAAGAGTGTGAACTTAGCAAATTTTCTATTTCCCTGTGCATTTAAGTCCGAAATCTTAAAGGCCCGTGTCTTGTTAGCTTCACTTGTCGATATCGATCCGTTTCTCACATAAGAGGCACTGACCCACTCAGTGGTATCTGCAACTCCATCAGAGCCAGTTCGTACCTTTATGCTCTCTAGCGTGAAGATGTTATTATTAAACCTATCACAGTCAAAAACTGTTCCTGCAGCATCTGCCTTTCCAGGATTATTTCCAACAGAGACGTTTCTATTAGATGTCTGGAAGGTCGGGAAGTAAGAAGCCATGCTGTAAAGCGTCTGGTTAATCTCTGTCACCATATTTTTCTTTGAAAGGGACTTCTTCTGTGTGAACTGAACTCCCCAATAAAGTGAGGAGTTGGCCCTAAGGTTGGGTGCGGTTCCCACCTGGAGGCTTTCTCTCACGGGAACTGGAAGCTCCACAGCTCTCTTAAGTACATCAGCCGAGGTTGTAAACCCATACGAGGAAGCATCGCCAATGCCAGCAAGAGGATTGGATCCAGATGTAACAAGGTGATTCGGTCCTCTATATCCTACCGGCAATGCATTGTCTGGGATCTGGTCCGCCTTTAGCTGGTCACTTAATACAACCCTTATGTAGCTAGATTTGGACGGGTGATCTCCGCTCACAACGATCTTTTGAGATCCTGCAGGCTGATCAAAATCAAAATACGTCTGCTGATCACCAATAACCCGTGCCACATATCTGTCGGAGGTAGGATCTAGACTAAGACCCCTAAACTCCTCTAGCTTAACCTTAGCCTCATCATAGTCAGAGAATCTTCTTACAACTAAATCAAAGGTTCCAAACAGGTTTGTTGTAGACTTTGAAGGACTAAGATTCTCAATTGAGATCTTAAAGAGGGTATTGCTAAACTTACCATCAGCTATCGCTGCCACTCTAAAGAGATCATATTTGGTGCCACCAAAGTCCTGAGAGATTATGTAAGGTGACAGAGGTGAACCAAATCTATCCTCAAAGCTCTCATAGTTGGGAACCTGGGCAGCTCCTGTGTTTCTAGCTAAAGATCCTGTGGTTAAAAATCCTATTGACTGGTAACGGTCATCACCAGTCTTGTTTTTCGCATAGTCAGATAAAGAGATAATATTTGTACCTGTGACAACTGCGAGGGAGGAGTGGATGTCATATCTAGCATAAAGATAGTGCCCCCTGCTCTCCATGTCATATGGGTTGGTATTTAATACGTTTCCAAAATAATTTGCTGCCTCTATGTCAAAAGATGCTGTAAGCGCACTGGGTGAAGATGCTGTGCCCTTATGACCGTTAAGGAGAAGGGTAAAATCCTGTGTTCTCCTGT